ATGGTTAAGACAAAGAAGGTTATCAAGAAAAAGATTGTTAAGAAGGTAGAGGTTAAAAAGAAATTATATGCATATAAGGGTATAGGCACATGTCGTGTTTGTAGATCTTCTCATCATTATCTAACAAATAATCATATTGTTGTTGTTGGCAAATTAAATGAATTAAGTAAGGGTTTACCTTTTGAAGTAATTGAATATGATAAGGGATTGAATGATATTGAGAATGGCAAAACAATTACTTTTAATGATTTTATTAGCGGTGGGGATAAGAAAACAAATAGTAAAAATAAGAAACCTATAAAAAGCAGACCTCCATATAAGTGGGACATTAAGACAAAAGCAAGATGGTTAAAGACCTATGAGGAAACCAGGGGAGTGTCAAATACTTGCCGTTCATTAAAATTATCTCTTGCCCGGGTCTACACTTTTCTTGATCCCAATCATAAAGATTATGATGAAGAGTTCCACCGCCAAAAAGAAGAAATAGATGAGGCGGTTGTTGATATAGTTGAAAATAGGATGTTTACATTAACAGAAAATAGTGTATCGGCCGGGATCTTCTTCTTATGTAATAGAAGGCCAGATAAATGGCAGAATACTTATAACTTAAACCATGGCGGTGAAGTAGCTTTAACATTAAGTGATATAATGGGCTCATTAAACAAGAAGGGAAAGAAGGGCAAAGATGGAAAGTAATTTAGCCATACAACAAGAGGCAGAGAAATTCCAGATCGCAAGCAAGAAGGATCCCCGGATATTTATGACAGAGGCCCTGGATGTGAAGTTATGGGATAAGCAAGTGGAAATCGCAATAAGTGTCAGAGATAATATGTTTACTGCGGTGCCAAGCTGCTATGCCTCAGGGAAGAGTTTTGATGCATCTTGTATTGCCTTATGGTATTATTACACTTTTATCCCATCAAAGGTTATTACAACATCATCCAGTTGGGGCCAGTTGGAGAAGATATTATGGGCAGAGATCCGGAGCAGATTCAATAATGCTGCCATCCCCCTGGGCGGAAAGCTATTAAATACAGATCATAAGAATGATGAGAATTGGTTTATGACTGGATTATCTCCAATGATTAATGCCAATGAAGAGGCAACCCGGATGGAAGGTTATCATTCGCCGCATGTTCTTGTTATTGTTGATCAGGCCCATGGAGTTAAAGATGAATTGATCAATGTATGTGAGGCATTGATGCTTAATGATAATTGCCGATTCCTTATGCTTGGCAATCCCACATCAAAATCGGGTAGGTTTTACAAGTGCTGCGAGAGATCAGATAAATATAATGTGATTAAGATTTCCGCATTTGATACACCCAATGTTATCTCAGGCAAGGATCTTATCCCGGGTCTTGTTACATCAACATATATTGAGAATATGAGAGAGGAGTGGGGAGAGGATCATCCGCTATGGAAGAGTAAAGTATTGGGAGAGTTTCCGGATGAGAGTGAGAATGTTTTGATTATGCTCAAGTGGGTTGAAGATGCTATTGATCGCAGTATAGATCCAACAGGACCAAAAGGGATTGGAGTTGATGTGGCTCGGTTCGGAGAGGATGAAACAGTTATCATTACAATGCATGGGGATAAAGTCATTGATGTTGAGAACATGAAGGGCAAGAGAACTTACGAGATAGCCGGAAGAGTTATGAACAAGATGAACCGCTTTGATGTTTCTGCCAAGGCAGTATGTGTTGATGATACAGGGATTGGCGGTGGAGTTACAGATGATCTACACCGGGAAGGGTTCAATATTACCCCAGTAAACAATGGAGGAGTTCCGGAAGATAAAGAACATTTCCAGGATAAGGTAACAGAGATGGGGTGGGAAGTCCGCAAATGCTTTGAGAAGGGCAACATAGATATTCCTGCTAATGCTAAACTTGAGGCGCAGTTACCTATAACAAGATACTTTCAACAAAAGAATGGAAAATTAAAATTGGAGAGTAAAGATGATATGAGGAAGAGAGGAGAGAAATCCCCGGATTATAGAGATGCTTTATTCCTTGCGAAGGAAGGCCAGAAATATTATGACGGAGGCGAAGGTGGGCCAAGGATGACACTATTATGAATATATTTAAAAAACTATTTACTGATACAAAGGATCGTTTTAGCCGATTGATGAAATTTGGCACAGAGATCGGAGGTTCATTACTTGGCTTTGCCGGATTAAAAAATTTCTTTAATTACCTAAAACAATATGGTGAGAGTGTATGGGTTTATAGATGTGTTGATAGGATTGCAAGTAAGGGCGCAAGTATTCCATTAAGGTTATACCGCCGGAAGATAATCAATGGAGTTGCAAGTGATGAAGAGATTGGAGAGCACCCTCTTCTCAATCTTATTAATAGGCCAAGTGCTTGGCATACTGGATACCAATTAAAAAATGCCACATTGAGTTATCTTGAATTAACCGGGAATGCATATTGGTTATTGGATAGTTTTGTGTTAGGGAAACCAACAGAGATCTGGTATTTAGATCCATCAAAGGTAACAGTAGTTCCAAGTAATGATGATTTTATTGCCGGATATTTATATGAGGTTAATGGTGAAAAGATCCCAATTGATAGGGCATTTATAATTCACTTCAAATCATTCAATCCAGTTAGCATGTTTTATGGCCTTTCTGCAACCAGTCCTGCAAGGCGCAGCATAGACAGCCAGAATTTTGGAGATGAATATAATAGATTATTCTTTAAGAATGGCGCAGAGCCAGGTGTGATGCTTACAAGTGAAGGTGATTTGAGTGAATCTCAAAGAACCAGATTGCAGGCAGTCTGGAAATCTAAGCACCGGGGATACGATAAAGCGCATAGAACTGTTTTACTTGAAGGCGGATTGAAGGTTGAGAGAACAGGGATTGGGCAGAAGGATATGGATTTTGTAAATCTCAAGAAGATGAGCAGGGAAGATATATTGGGAGCCTATGGAGTGCCGCCGGCCATGGCAGGGATTTTTGAATATGCCAATTATGCTAATGCCCAGGAACAGCGGAAGATCTTTTGGATTGATACCATGATCCCGAAAGAAAAGAATTATGTTGATACGGTAAATAATTTTCTTGCCATGCCTTACGAAGATGGTATATTTTTCAAACCGGATTATTCCGGGGTGGAAGTATTGAAGAGCAATCAGAAGGAACAGGCAGAGATTAATAATATTTATATTGGTAATGGGGTAAAGACAATAAACGAAGTCCGGGAGGAGCTGCATCTTGGCCCGGTTGATTATGGATTTACCTGGAATGCTCCAATGAACCTTGTTCCAATAGGATCTAATACAGTTGATGAGGATGAGAAAGAGGATGCAGAGAAAAGCGCAGGAGGATATATTTTTCCTCCATCAATAGCTAATCATCCGGAGATGGTGAAATTGCAAGATAATGGAACACATACAAACAGGAATTAATCAAGGCATTAGAGATTGCGGTTTTAGATGATGCAATGAATGGTGATAATCCGGAAGATGTAACAATAAATAATACAGGAAGGGAGAAAGAATTACTTGATATTATTGATGAGGTATTACCTCCGGAGATCAAGGTAAAAGATATAATAGAAGATACCCCACCGCCAGAGGAAACAAAAGAAAGTCCACAAGAGAAAAGACTTAATTTATTGTGGAGCATGTTCAAGATCCAAACAGAGCAATGGGAGAGGAAATTCATCATTGAATATCGCAAGGCATTTACCCGACAGGAAAAGAAAGTAATTGCCAATCTGAGGAAACATGGATTGAGCACTAAGAAGGAAATCACAAAAGCTAATCAAATTGATATGATATTTTTTTCTAAGAGAGATGAGAATAAACTCATGGCGGATATGACAAAACCTTTATTATCCGGAGTTCTTGAAAGTAGAGCAGAGGAAGAAATAAAGAATCTTGGATTGGCTATGGTGTTTGATGTTCAGAACCCGAGGACCCAAAAATGGGTAAAAGATAACTCATTTAAGTATGTAAGTGAAATCAATAAAACAACCAGAGGGAAATTGCAGATTCAACTTGAGAGAGCCATTGATGCCGGAGAGGGTATTCCAGAAATTGAAAAGAGGATCTCTGGAGTGTTTGATATGGCAAGAGGATCCAGGGCCCGGAAGATTGCAAGAACTGAAACTATATCCGCAAGTAATGCCGGAGCAATGGAATCTTATGAACAGAGTGGAGTTGTTGAAGAGAAATTTTGGATTACCACCCGAGATGGTGAGGTGAGGGATCTTCATCAAATAGAAGGGGAAACAGTCAAACTTGATGAGAAGTTTTCAAATGGATTAAGTTTCCCAGGAGATCCGGATGGTTCGCCAGAGAATATAATCAATTGCAGATGCACCTTATCTGCAAAAGTAATAGGAGAATAATATGAAAAAATTTAAACTGATAACCCAGGAATTGAAACTGAAAGATATTTTTCCAGATATTGCAAATGATATTGCAAAGAAGATCGGGAAAGAAACTGATGAGGTTCAATTCATAAGAAAAGGATTGACCCCAAAAGATACAGAGTTCAAAGAAGGTGAAAGATCCGCAATTGATTTTATTACCACAGATATGGTTGACAGGGATTTTGAGGTTATAGATCCAAAAGGAATCGATCTCTCTCATTATAAACAGCATCCGGTTGTTTTATTCGGGCATAATTATTATGACCTTCCGATAGGGAAGAGTGCATGGATTAAATATATTGTCAAGGATGGTGTAAGGGGCCTGGCAGCAAAAACAATATATGCAGAAACCCCTGAGGCCGAGAGAGTATGGCAATATCGGAAGAGTGGATTTCCTATTGCAAAGAGTATTGGTTTTGTTCCATTAGAATGGGAAACATATAATGAAGAGAGTTTTGCCAAGACAGGAATCCGCCGGAGATATACCAAGGTGCTCATGCTTGAGCATAGTGATGTAAGTGTTCCGAGTAATCCCGGGGCATTAGAGATAGCTATTGCAAAAGGGTTGTTTGCAGATAAGAGCAAGGCTAGAGATTTTTTCAGTAATGAACCCGAGAAGAATGATACTGAAAAGAATGAACCTGAAATGAAAGAAGAAAAAGAGCCAATAATTAAAATTGATATTCCGCATAAGTTAGTTATCCAGGAATTACTCAAGGAATATGATTATGAGGAAGTCCGGTTGGCGGTGGAAGAAATGAATATTGGTAATGTGGTTCCTTTTAAATCATTTACTATGGCCCCGGTTGAAGATGCATGGGATTATGAAAAAGAAATCTCTGATGCATCTCCCGGGGAAATCAAAGAGATGTGTGGATGGTTTGATGAGGGATCTTATAAGTTCCCACATCATAAGGCAGGCGGTATGAAGGAAACAGTATTCAGGGCAGTGAAGGCATCAATGGGTGTTCTATTAGGCGCAAGGGGAGGGGTAAGTATCCCAGAGGAAGAAAAGAAAGCCTTACATGAGCACCTGGGCCAGCATTATAATGAGTTCAAGATGTCTGCCCCTGAGTTGAAAGAATATGATCAAGGCGAATTAAAAGAGATGTTTGATGATGTTTGGTTTGAAGAGATTGGAGATATGATGCTCAAAGAGATGGATGATCAAGAGCAAGAGAAATCCGGAAGAGTATTGAGCCAGAAAAACAGAGAGAAGATACAGAAGGCGATTACTGTATTAGATGTTGCAAAATCTGCCTTATCTGATTTATATAATGCAACAGAGCCAAGAGAAGATGATAATGAAAAATTAAAAGAGAAGATCTTATTGGATGTTGCAGAGATCGGAAAGATGTTGAGAACATAAAGAAACAAGGAGGATATTATGTTTTATTGCACAAGTTGTGGAAAAGCCGTATCTGAAAAAGATGCGCATTGCCCTCAATGTGGCCAAAAGGTTATAAGGGAGCAGAAGGATGTTGATTTTAAGGAATTGTCAACAGTTGTTGATGATCTAAGGGAGATTATAACAGCCAAATTTCTTAAACCCGGAGAGCAGAAAGAGGAAGAGGAAGGAAAGTTCCAGAAGGTTCTTGAGAATGTTCACCCGGAAGTTTTGCAGAGAAGGATGAAATGGGGCAAACCGGATGAATCAGATACCAGTCTTGATGCTGATGGCAAGGTTATTATTGGTGGAATGAATGATAAACTGTCAGATGCTAAAATTCATGGTGGAAAATATCTGGATAGACCCGTTGGACTTGGAGGTTTATTGAAAGCATATTCCCCTGATGGTATCATGAAAATGACCAATGAGGTCAGAGATTATGTTCAGAAAATAATCCTCATGAGTGAAGGTGATAATGCTCAAGGTGGCTATGCAATTCCGGTTGAATATGCAAATGAGATCATAAAACTTGAAAGAGATAATGCAATTTCTATGCAGTTGTGTAGGAATTTCCCAATGGGATCTTTGACAAGAAATGTTCCAAGACAATTAACTCAACCAACAGCAACATGGACTGATGAGGCAACCGCAAAGACAAAGACAAAACCAACTCTCAGCAGATTGACACAGACAGCCAAGAAATTGGCCGCAGTTGTTGCCTTCACAGATGAACTTCTTGAAGATAACAATGTTGCCCTGGATAAATTTGTTATGGAAATAATTGCAGAAAGTTTTGCAATTGAAACAGACAGAGTAATCTTTGTTGGTAATACAGGTGCCGGAGATCCTTTCATGGGTGTTATGTATGCGGTAGGAGTTAATGTTGCAACAATGGTTGGAGCAACAATGACAGGGGATGATCTTATTGATGCCTTCCTTGCTGTTAATGGAAAATACAGAACAGGAGCAACTGCGGTTACATCAACAGATGGACTAAAGATCTTCATGAAATTGAAAGATGCAAATGGACAGTATCTTTGGCAGAAACCGACAGATGGTAAACAGAAACTTATATGGACTTATCCGTATGAGATAAGTGATCAGATCCCTTCAACATTGGGAACTGGTGCACAAACAGGAGTTCTGTTTGGTAACTGGAAAAAGAATGTCTGGATAAGCCCGAGGGGTGGAATGGAAGTTAAATCATCCATAAGTGCAGCGGATTTTGCAACAAGTGAAAGTGCATTCTTGAATGATGAAACATGGTTCAGATTCAAAAAGAGAATGTCTTTGGACACTGCTAATCCTGCAGGAATGGTAAGGATGTTTATTGCGTAAAATATAAGGATTGGGAGGGGATAGGTTTTTGCCTATCCCTTCCCGGATGTCGTTTATAAGGTATAACCGGGAGATTAAAAATCATGGTTACAAAAAGTAAAAAAGTGGATAGTAAAGTTGACGGCCCAGAAGTCGTAAAATTAAAAGCTGAGATAGTAAGGCTTTCAGAAGTTAATGCCGAGTTAGTGGCAAAAATAACTGAAATGGATGAATCTCCTGCAAGAGGAGTGAAACCTCTTGGAAAAGCTGACCGTAAGGGCATGGTGAAGATGGTTGTTGTTTCTCCGTTTACAATGGGTGGAAGGAAATATGGTGTTGGAGATAAATTAGAAGTAACAAAAGAAAAAGGGGAAACCCTGATTGACCCTGAATGTGATGGGGCTATATTGGCGGAAGGTGCATGAAGAGAAAGAAGGATCTCAAAAAACCCCGGAAGGATAAAATGATCACAGGATCATCCGGGAAGAGAATTGTGATAAACAAAGGAAGGTAAATATCATGAAGAGAATATTGATTGGTTTGCTTTTGGTAATAGGGGCTATTGCTTTAATAGTTCCAAAAGCCGAGGCAGTAAATGGATTCACCTATACAGTTGTAGTTGACACCTATTCTGTTGCAGGGAGTACGAAGGCAGGAGAGGGCGATTGGCCCAACATAGCAGGTAATGGAAAGATTGATAAAGTCATATTAACAAATGGCGCAGGAACAGTTCAGACTGTAAGTTTTTATCATGGAGATAACAGTACATCAACCATTTCTGCTTTGTTTACAGTAGTGTTGGCAACAACCGGAACAACTCAGATTGATTTGCCTTTTCATAATCCGACAGTATGGACAGATGGACTCCTTATTAGGAAATCTGCAACCGGGTCTGTTGTAAATGCTACGATACAGTATAGGTAACAAGAACTAGAAATCGGGTTCGGGGGTGGGTGTTTCCCGGCATCCTCCCCCACCGGTTGAGGAAAATGATATGACATTATTAGCTTATGCATTAACAACACTAGACAGTTTGAAAACATATTTGAGAATGACAGATGTTGATTTCAGAAAACCCGTAATCAATATTTACAATGGATCTTCTGATGCAACTGCATCAACAATTCAGATAACAGATACCCAGATGATTCTTATTGTTACCGGAGGTGTAAATGACGGAACAGAAACACTAACATTTGCAGATGCTGATAGTGATACCATGGCAGAGTTAGTTGTAAAAATAAATGCATTAGCAAAGGGATGGGTTGCATCTGTTGTATCAAATGGAAGTCAAGATAGTGGAGATTTGGAAGTATTAGGCGCAACCGGATGTCTATTGGTGGCAAACCAGATAAGCGCATTTGCTCCGGATAATGAGTTATTGGAACAGCTTATAAATTCAATAACAGAACTCATTGAAAGAATAACCGGGAGAAGATTTATTGCAACTGATTATACAGATGAGGAATATGATGGACCTGGTGGGTTTGATTTATTCCTTAATCAGTTTCCAATCATAAGTGTTACTAATATAAAAAGAACATATAGATTTGGAGATTCGGATACTCTGGATTCGGATTATTATGATATATACAAAGATGCAGGATATATATATTATGTTTCCGGGTTTGTTGGTGGGAGAGTAAAATATTCTATTACATACCGAGCAGGATATGAAACAATCCCAGATGATCTTGAGGCGCTATGTAATGAGATGGTTGCCCTTAATTATAAATACCCGGATAAGGAAGGGATCTCAAGCGAAAGAACAATGAATTATTCTGTTGCTTATAATGCGGCTGCATTACCGGAAAGTATTACAAAGAAATTGGGTTTATGGAAAAAAATATCAATATGAGTTATGCCGGATTATTAGATAAATATTGCAATATCCAGAGAAGAACAGCAACTCAGGATGCAAGTGGTCAGAAGGTTTATACTTGGGCCAATGTTATTACTTCCATAAAATGCAGATTGGAAACCAGTGGCGGTGGGAAAGTAACTGCCCCCACACAGATATTTAAAGATGTTACTCATATATTATATTTGAATGATATATCTTCTTATGAGATAACCTCAAGGGATTATCGGGTTGTTGTTGGATCTCAAACTTATGAGATCCTCTTGGTTCAATTTATGAAACATTCAGAAATATTCTTGAGGGTGGCAAAATAATGAGTATTCCAGAATTGAATGTAAGATTTGAAGGCGAGAAGGAAGTGCAGCGGAAAATTAAATTGCTTATGAAAAAAAATCCGGAGGCATTGAGGAAAGCAATATTAAAATCTGTAATCGTAGTTGAAGGGAAGGCGAAGGAAAAGGCGCCAGTATTAACCGGGAGATTAAGATCTAGTATTACCCATGTTGTTTCCGGCCAAGATCCTTCAACAACTAATTTTGGCGGCAAGGTAACAACAAGATTAAAAGCATCAGATAAAAAGGGGGCAATTGAGGGGATAGTGGGAACAGGGGTTGGATATGCGCCTTATCTTGAATTTGGCACAGCCAAACAACCTGCACAGCCATACTTATACCCTGCCCTGGTTGAAAGTAGGGGTAAAATAATAAAGTTCCTTAAACAGGCAATTAAGGCAATAAGGATATAATGGAAATTGATATACTATCATATTTAAAAGCAGATGCAACTTTGGATACTCTCCTGGGTTCCACCGCCACCGATAGTAAGATATACCCAGATCAAGCCCCGGATGGTGCGGTTGAGCCATATATAATTTATACCATATCCGCTGATGGAACATATATGGAAAATATAAAAGAGAGGAGTATTAATTTTAAAGCTGTTGCGGATACTAAATTGGAAGTAAGAAATATAATAAATAGGTTGGATGATCTTCTTGACATTGAGAGTTCAATTCAAAATGCGATAGATGGATACACAACTGATTATTATTATTATTGGAGCAAGAAGGTTGGCGGTGGAGAATTTAAAGAAACAGAATTAAATTTATTTCACCGCATTGGAATATATGAATTTAAATTTGCGGAAATTTAAGAGGAGGAAATTGAAATGACTTATACACCGGCAAATGTAATTGGTGGAGGATTAAGTGCAACTCTTGGTGCAGGAACATTATTGGTTGGTGCTTATGGAGCAGCGGAAGGTGCGGCAACTGATCTTGGTGCGACTGATGGTGGAGTTGAATTAACAGTACCGAGGGAATATTTTGAGAAAACAGTTGATCAGGCTGTTGGTGTTCTTGAATTAATAAAGACCTCAGAGAAAGCATTTATGAAAGTTAATGTTGCGGAGGCGGTTCTTGATACTCTCCGGCTAGGAATGGATTATCCTGCGGGCGCATTGGTTGGGGCAACTTTGGATATTGGTGGAAATGCGGCAGTTCAAGAATTAACTTGCTATTTAAATGTAAAAGGATCGGGCGGTTCAGGAGCAACCAGAAAATATACTTTTCATAAGTGTGTTGTTATAAGCGGTTCTGCTCATAGTTATATAAAAGATGGTGTAACTATGGTTGAGTTTGAGATCCAGATTTTACAGGATACAAGTAAAACAGATAATCAACAGCTGTTTTCTATTGTCAATACCGGAGCAGATACAACTGCGCCAACAGTAGAATTAACAACCCCGGTTGATGGTGGAACAGTAACAAAGGATGCAAAAGGCCCGGTTGTCTGGACAATAACAGAAACGAATGCTCTGGATGAAAGCACAATCAATTATGGTGATGATGGTGGAACATTTATGATTCTTAATGTTACAACCCCGGCAACAGCCACATTGGTTGCAGGAACAATTGTGTATGATGCAACAGCAAAAACAGTTACATTTACTCCGACAGCAAACTGGACTGCAAGTGATGAATTTCAGGCACTTGTAACAACAGCATTGAAAGATGTTAATGGAAACAGTCTTGCGGCAACGAAGATTGAGCAGTTTGCAGTAACAGCATAGAAGTTGTTTTGGGAGGGGGATGGTTTTACATAGTTTTCCCATCCCCTTCCCTGAGTAATCCGGGAGGATAATTAAATGGGAATATTAACACATAAGCAGAAAGTAGTGATGATGGGTGATCGGAAATTTCTTATTGGGAAGTTTTCTCTTAAACAAAGTCTTTTATTTACTAAACATATTATTAAGTTTTTCATGACAAGTGCCAATAAAATAAAGATTATATCTGAGAAGGTGAATGACAGTACAAGTAATGTTCAGGATATAATTGAGATTGTTAATGTAATGGATGAGAAAGACGTGTTTATTTTGGTTGGCATCATCCTTAAATTATATGATGCGAATGGAGATGTTTCCAATGCAGATATCCTATTCCTTGAAACATATTTGAATCTTGATAATATTATTGAGATTGTTGCTTGTATATGTGAAAGCAATGATTTTGGAGGAGTAAAAAAAAACATCAAAAGGATTGTCAAAATATTCCCCCAGAGCAAAAAACAAAAACCCCCGGAGAATACGAAAATATAATTTTAAATGCTTGTATCCGGATATGCCATCATTTGCCTGCATATTCAATTGATGATGTTCTGGAAAAAAATATTGATTGGTTGAATGCGGTATTAATACAAGTTGAAACTGAGAATCTGGAAGATAGCTTGAAGGAAATGGCACTGCATGGAGCAGATGAAAAGATGATCAATAAAGTTCGCAACAGATTTAATAAAGAAATAGGGAAAGAAGAAAATGTGAGTATCCCTTCAATTGCAAAATTGCAGGCAATGGGATTATCTGTTGGTAAGCCAAATAAAACAGTTGTAATAAATAGACCTGGAGAAAAAAAGAATGGCTGAATTAGGCAATTTTTTTGTAAAGATCGGGAGCAAATTTGATCCAACTGGATTTCAGAAAGCCAGAGATAATATGAATAAAATTGTTCTTGCCGGTCTTGCTATGGCCGGAGCCATGGTGTTCGCCGGAAAGAAGATGGCAGATAGCGCAGGAAGGCAAGAGAAAGCAGAGAGGTTACTTGAAACTGCATTATCAATGTCAAGTAATCAGGTGGGGGTCAATATCCAGGATCTCAAAAAATATGCAAGTGAGATGCAGAAACTCACAACTGTTGGTGATGAAGTATCCCTTGAATTAATGAAACTTGGATTAAATATGGGATTAACCGCTGATGAGATCCGGAGTGCAACAAAGGATGCAATATCATTAAGTAAGGGTTTTGGTCTTGATCTTAATAGTGCAATGAAGATGCTCACACTTGCCAGGCAAAAAGATTTCACATTATTGCAGAGATATGTTCCGGCATTAAAGGGTGTTAAAGATGTAAATGAAAAACAAGCCATATTAAATAAAACACTTGCGAAAAGTTGGGCAGTTGCAAGAAAAGAAACAGAAATATATTCTGGAAAACTTGAGCAGATGTCAAACCGGTGGGGTGATATTATTGAGAAGATAGGTGGCCCAATGGCTGATGCATTTATTTTAGTTTTCAATATTCTTGAAGAGGATCTATTCCCTGCCATGGAAAATTGGTTGGGTAAAACCGAGAATGTGGAGGCATCCGCAAGAGTTCTTGCAGTTACCTTACAATCAATGTTAAAAATAATAGTTGGAATAACATTAGCATTTGATATGGCCGGAACAGCAATTGCAACATTTGCGGCCGGAGCATCTTTTCAGTGGGGAGCATTTAATGAAGGATTAAAAGAATTAGATCATCTTTCTATGAAATATGGGGATACATTGGACAGCTTATCAAATATGCAAATAAATAAAAGTAACCAAGCAACCAATAAAACAATAGAGAATAAAAAGAAAGAAACTCAAAAATCAAAAGAGGAAGATGAAAAGCAAGAAGATAGTGTGGAAAAAAAATATGATAGTCTGATTTCTCTTTCAAATAGTGTTGCAACTTCTTGGGAAAGTGATTTAACCAATATGCTAAATGGAACAGTAACATTTACCCAGGGAGTTTCAGATGCTTTTACTAGTATGGGAAATACTATATTGGGGATGCTATCAAAAATAATTGCAGAGTTCTTAACCTTGCAGGCATTAAAGGGAATCTTCTCTTTGATTGGTGGGCCCCTTGCCGGAAATGCATTTGCAAGTTTTCTTACTGCAAAGAGTGGTTCTGCTGTTGTTAGCGCAACTGCGCCGAGTATCCCGATTATTCCAAGTTCTAGCAGTATGATCTCCGCAAGTGGGGTAAGTATGGCATCCTCCATGGGTGGTGATGGTGTTATCATCAATCAGGATTTTAAGGATCTTAATTTTGACAGTCCAGAGAATACAAAAAAAATAATGACTGATATTGCAAAAGCAACCCGGGATGGAGTATTTGAGGCAAAGAATATGACAAAAGCAATAAGTGGCCGGCAGAATAAATTATCGGGGCAATCATAATGGAACATTCATATTTTGGATTTTATGAAGATAGCGGAAGAGTAACAGAGATAATAACATCCGGGAATAGCTTTATAAGTTCAGGATCAAGGAATGATTGGAGGAGAGGCGCTGATGTAAGGTTAGACAATGGGGATCTTCTTTCATGGCAAGAGGTTAAAAAATACGAGGAGATATTAACATTGTCAAATGTAAGTTTAACTGATCGCAATATTTTAGAAACTGAATATGATTTACATAGAACAATTTATTATTTCCCAGATCTTGAAAATGATGCAGCAACTTATTATGAAGTTAAATGGACAGGAAGTTTTAATGATAGACTAAATAAAAGGACAGGATTATTTGATATTATAATCCCATTAAAAGAAGAATGAAAACAGTTACAAGTCAATTTCTTACATTGCAAAATTCCGATAATCAGGAATATTATAAACATACATCTTTATATAGAAGAGAATGGAATGGAGCAAGTTATGATTTGGCAGCTGCATTAGATATTGATGCTTATGTTGAAAATATAAACGAGATAGTCCAGGAGCAGGATATTATATTGGGCCAATGGGATGTGAGTAATGTTGGCGCATCTGTATCTGATCTCAATGGAGAATGGTTCAGGGAAAAAGCATCCGGGATATGGGATGGTTATCAACTTGAGGGAAGTGAGGTTGAGTTTGAACATGGATACAAAGACAGTTCTGGAACCGAACATGGGTTGATGGTTTTCCGGGGAGTGTTAAGTAATGAGGGATGCATTCAAAATAAAACCATAAAAAAAGCGCAGTTAAATATTCTTGGATACAATAACATTCTTGAATTATCAAATGCGGAAGATATTACAGATAATAATATATCAGGGGAAACATTAACAAATGCCGGGGATGATCTGAATTATACAGCTGCAAATAATGGAGTGGGTCTTTTTAAAAGAGTTTATTCAGATGGTGATATAATGATTATTGGAACAGATTACACTGAAAGCCAGATGAATGAAAAAGCCAGTCCGGGAAAGATAACATTTGCAATTGCTCAAACAGGAAATGTAATTACAGCGGATTATGTATATTGGTATCAAGATAAAAAAATTGAGTATCTTGTTGAGAAGTTATTTGAAAATGCAGGGATAACAAATCATGAAGTTCAAACAGTTATCTTTCCGGACACTATTGAAACTCAAGAGGTTATTGACACACAGGCAGAATTTGATGCAGGAACAAAGGAAGGTGTGGTATCTGCAAATTCTCCCGATAGATTATATGCTAATGCCTTTTATGAAATGAAATCTTCTTCATCTCTTGTGATGTGGATTGGCCCAGTTACTGCCGCACAGAGTTTTGATGTAAGAACAGCCTCTCCATTAAATGAGGTATGGTTTGGGGTTGAACAGGGAACAGAAGGCGGTGGATATATAACCGCTACATTAACATTAAGAGCAGATGCAGCAGGTGCACCTTCCGGTGCTGTATTAGAAAGTCATTCATATACAATTCTTTTAAGTTCTCCAACAACTATTGGAGGGAGCAATTGGACAACAAACCTTACTGCCGGATCTACATATTGGGTTACAATAGCCTATGATGTTGCATCAACTGTAAATTGGAGAATAAGCTATAATAATCCATCTCCATTTTATCTTGACGGAGGAAGAGCATTGAGGAATAGTGGATTGGGTTGGGCAAGTATGGGAACAAATGTTGCCTTTACATTTATTGCTAAACAAAAAAACACATGGATGAGTGATGTTCTTAATGGTGGAGCAACAATTGAGGCATGGGATAATATTTCAAATATTATTATGAATAATAGTAATTATACATTTTACACAAGATCTCAGGCAGTAGATGCGGCATGGCCTGCAACTTTTGATACAAGTGAATGGATTGAGTTGGGGATTGGAAATATAATCTTGAGTGATACTGAAAGATATTTAAAAGTGGCAATGTCTTTTGATAGACCGGATTTTGGTGCAACAAATTTATTATCCCGGATATTATCTGAATATACTGTTAAATATTACACAAGTGAGTATACAATAAATCTTGCTAATCATGCAGGACTATCTGTAAATGATGCGATAAAAGAATATGCATCATATTGTAATTATGAGTGGGGATTGACTATGGATAAAATAGGATATTTCCGACAGAAAAATTTACAAACAAGTGCTTTTGTTGTTAATGGGATTATTGAAGTTGAGGAATTTGGAATTGATTATGAGAGATTGATCAATGAAATATCCGCAACTTTTGGAGTATATTCATATTTAAGAAATCCCACAACAGAAGGGGATAGTTCGCCGCATAGTCAAGATAAGTTTGGAGTTCGCCCTTATTCAATATCCGGGGGGAGCATCATTAGTGATGAAGGTGGAAACCTTGCAAAGAATATTACAAAAATATTATGGGATGCCTATGGTGCAGATGCACAATATAAAAAATATGCCCGGTTTACTTGTAAGTATTTTGCGCAACTAGATGCCGGGGATCTGATATATATGAGTAATGGTGGCAATGTAAAAACAATTTTAAAATGGGCTGAGAAATTAAAATGGGATCATTTAAAATGGGGAAGTGGAGAACAACCTTATGGAATTATATTGAAAATAATATATCTTTCTTTTAATCCAAATGCCCCTGGAATAGGAATGAGAATTACCGCAGTGGAGGTATAAGGCAATGGTAGAGAAATTCACAGAAGGAACAGAAGAAGGAAATGATGCAGTTGATGATTTCAATGCCGCTATAACAATATTGAATCGGGGTAATGGAGTGCCGAGAGGAACAACAGCGGAAATCCAGGCATTTGTAACTGCTGAAATTGCGGCAGGAAGAACAGTTGATATAATTGCAATTAATACAACAAGGGGTGGTCCAGAGTATTGGGATGAAACTAATGGTGGCAGGCCAATGCTTGGGCCATAGGAGAAAATAATGAAAAAATATATTTCAATAATAGTATTTTTGGTGGCATCAGTAATGCCTGCAATCGCAAGTAAAAACTGGGAAACAATTTACATTGATACAACAACCGGGAATGGAATTGATATACACATGAGGGGCGGAGTATTCTCTGTTGCTCCAACAACCACATCTGCCGAGGGTGTAAGGATCTCCTCTTGGGGTGTGGATATGTCGGGGAATCCAATAAATGATCTCCTGGACCCCATATTGGCGCAGGATGGGGCAACTAAAAATTATGTTGATACCGCTGTTGGAGGATCTACTGCAACAATTGTAAATAGCACAAATACATGGACAGCTCCAAACACATTTAATAAGAATATAATTGCCAATGGAATTACATCCACCGGGATCATTACAAGCACCGGGAATGTAAATATGGAAATATATGCAGATCAACCCAGATTTTATTTAAGGAATACTGCTGTTGGATATGATATTACTGCAATGCTGTTATTATCAGATAACACTTTTAGTATTAGAAGAGAAGGCGGAGGAAATGTTTTCTCCCTTGATCTTGTAATAGGCAATGCAACATTCAGTAATGATGTTCAAATTGATGGGAAGTCAACAACCAATGGTGCTTTGGATGTTGGTGGCCGGGCAGATATAGCGGATGAGGTAATTGTATCAAGTGATATTGTTGTTACTGGTGATATTATTTCAACTGGTGATTTTATATTAACCGGGTCCGCAGATTTGAATGGAAGATTAGATGTAACAGATGAGGTAATTATCTCAAGTGATGTTGTAATAACCGGAAATCTAATAGTCAATTCTGTTTCAGGTGATGGGTCAGGTTTAACATCAGTTGATGCGGATACACTTGATACTCTTGATTCTACTGATTTCCAATTAGCTTTGGGTACTGCCTCATGGGTTGCATATGATAGCACAAGACTTGGAGGGGTATTGGCAACTGGATATACAACAGATGCAGAGAGAGATGCGCTTGGTGTTTCCACTGGAACCAATAAAGCATTGATAGATGTTAATATAAGCGATATAACAGCACTGCAAGTTTCCACCGGAACAAATAAAACAGCGATTGCATTAAATACTACACACAGAACAGTTAATGATGGATCGGATCATTCATTTATAAATCAAGATGTTACTACTACTGGAACACCCACATTTGCCACTGCTGAAATAACCGGGGATCTAACAGTTGGCGGAGATGTAAATGCTACTAATGAGGTAACTGCCGGATCTATAACGATTAGTGGACAGGGAAATTTTGTTCATAGCGGTACTTTTGGAATTCCAGATATGTCGGGTTCTCCTGGATTATTATTACAAAGGGATGGAACTGTTGGGAGTGCCTGCACTTTAAATATTGTTTCAGGTAATGCATCCGAGTCAAGAATAAACTTAGGCGATACCGATGATGGAGATATAAATAGTATTGTATGCGATCAAACTACAAATACAATAGGTTTCAGAGCAAACAATACTTCAAACCGACTTACAATATCATCAAGTTCAATAGGTATGAACGAGTACCTTGATATGAACGATAATCAGATTACAGATGTTTCCACGATTACGACAAATGGTGGACTTGTGGTTGGCGGTGGAGCATCCTTTACTAATGAAGTTAGTGTATCAAGTGATGCTGTAGTTAGTGGAAAAATTGTTACAAATTATACTTCTTCACATTATGACGGTGTAACTGCTGTTACAAGTGGTTCGGAGGGA